ATGACAACTCAAATCTCTGTTGAAACCATCTCCCCGTTCACCCATAACCAGATTCCTGTTATTACCACCGAACTTTTGGCGCAGCTTTATGGCACCGAAATTCTGAATATCCAGGTTAACTTCACCAGAAACAAAGAGCGTTTTGTCGAAGGAAAGCACTTTTTTAAAGCATCGGGTGAAGAATTAAAAAATTTGCGACTTACTTTAAGTAAGTCACAAAACCCCATATCTCCCAAAGCCCGCCCCTCACCCTATGGACAGAACGCGGAGCAGCACGCCACGCAAAAATGCTGGAAACCGTTCAGGCGTGGGAAGTGTTCGAAAAACTCGAAGACTGTTATTTCAGCCAAAAACAGCCACCAGCAGCACAAAACCCCCCAACCCAAAATGATGGATACGCATTACTGATCCACCTCGATAAACACGGGCAGGTCGAATTCACGGAAAAAATCCCCGCCGATGCGATGGTATGCACTCTGGAACGGTTTTTATCTGGAGCAACACGACTGGATCGTTGCCCGTAAAGAACAACTGGTAGAACGGTTGATGCGGTTTTAATGATTGCAAAACCCCGGATGATCACTGGGGTTAATTTTATCAAGCGTGATTGCCGCTAATCGCCCTCTCTCTGATTGAGCGTAAATCATCCAGGTTATGCAGTTCTTCCTGGACGTAATTGTCACAGGCTCCAGCAATGATAGACTCTCAATTTTAAGAGCCGTAGATAAAGAGCCTGCACATACGTTCATTAAGCAAACGCTTCAAAATGTCTGGAAAAAAATACGGACTTCCGAAAATCTGAAAAATCATCCATATCAACAGGATGCACGAAAAATGAGAGTTCCGTCACTTCCGGAATTAACTTTTCCGTGGCACTATTTACCCGGCATAGTGTATATCTTCACAATAATGACATAATCAACGCAGTTCATGGGGGAGGTGATGGTCCCCCATCTTTTTGTCTGTTATTCCTGTGCCCAGCCAACCCTGTATACCAGGATCTCATCCGCACTGCTCAGCGATTCCAGGTCCTTCTTCATGGTGCGCTGGCGAATGTGGATTTCCATCCCTTTGCTGAACATCGCCTGCTCTGCCGCTTCACTCAGCGCAATAAGCTCTTCTGCTGTCACCTGTACATCATTGTTTTCCGCATCCGTCCAGAAAAACGCCTCCGGCAGTTTCCCCGCTTTCGCTGCCGCCACCGATGGCTCAAGGCGCGTCTGCGTTGACTTTCCGTAGTCCCATTTCCGGCCATTGTGCTCAAACGTGTAGTTCGCCGCCTCCATCGCATTACGCCACGCGTTTATTTCATCGCCCTTCATCCCGCGCGCTTTCTCCGCGGTCAGAGTATCAACGACGTTTTCCCCGTCAAACTTCCACCGCCCGGAGATATCAGCTTTGCGGTTTTCTGCTGTATCCTCAACCTCCACCACACTCTGCCCCACTGGCCACAGCATCGACACATCCTTACTGATACTCGTGATTATGCCTTCGCTGTCATAAACCAGCTTCAGCGTATCCGCCTTAAATGACGACTGGCTTTCATACCAGTCACGGCCATCCTCTGCCTTCAGGTACATTGACCCCGGAACATCCGACTTCTCAGGAGTATAACGTTGCAGATTTTTAAGATTCATTTCTTCTCCTCATACGAATATTCAGGACAGGGTACCCGTTTAAGCTTTCCGCGCCCGGAAAAATCATGTTATTCATGTTCCACCGTAACCCACTGGCTGCCATCATGAACCTGAAGGAAGCCGTAAGTGACAGCGGTGACACAGGCTGCCCCTAAATTGCCGTTCGTCAGTGATACCGGAGCCGTCCTGATATTCAGAATCACAGCGCCATCAGGGGCTGCATTTTCCCCCTGCGCACCGCCATAAAAAGAGGGGAAAACGACTGTGCTGGAGGTGACTTCTGTTTTCTCGCTGATACGCACTCTGTTCGCCTGTGAATCTGCGCCATCCTTCCCTGCGGGGCCCGTCGGCCCGGTATCACCTTTCGGCCCCCGCTCACCGGCAGGGCCTGCCGGGCCGGGGTCACCTTTATCCCCTTTTTCCCCTTGTGGTCCTCTGGGGCCGGTAGCACCCTGTGGACCTCGATCACCAGGCTCGCCTTTTTCCCCCTTAGGACCGACGCTACCTGTTGGCCCCGGAGGTCCAGGTATACCCTGTGGACCAGCCGGACCTGTATCGCCTCTCTCCCCTGCCACACCCTGCAATCCTTGCGGCCCTCTCTCTCCGGCGGGTCCCCTCGGACCTGCCGGGCCCTGAGGCCCCGGCTCCCCTCTGGGGCCAGTGTCACCTTTTGGTCCCGGAGGTCCTCCGGGATCTCCCGGCTCTCCTTTTTCGCCTCTGGCTCCGGTTTCACCTCGCGGGCCCGCAGGACCAGCAGGCCCCTGAATACCCGCCTCTCCTTGCGGTCCCACGGGTCCGGTTTCACCCCGTGGCCCCTGTACCCCCTGTGGGCCTGCCTCACCACGCTCACCCTTTGGCCCACGCTCGCCGGTATCGCCTTTTGGCCCGGGAATACCCTGTGGCCCGGTGTCTCCCTTATCCCCCTTCGGTCCCCGCGCATTCTCTGCCCGTTTCTTCGCTTCCTCTGCACTCGCCGCTGACGCTTCCGCACGTTTCAGGATTTCCGCGGCCACCGCTTCCAGCTCTGCAAGGGCTTTCGGGTAATACTGTGCGTCCTCCAGGTCCATCAGAAATTTATTCAGCGTTCCCGGTGCAGAGTCCGCCTTCACCAGAATGTCACCCACATATGACGGCGCGTACCCTTCCGTGTTCAGCGTCACCCGGTACAACCCCGGCTCAACATCCATACTGTAACTGCCGGTTTCCCCCGGCTGACCATACGCCACCGTGGTGACAATCACCGTCTCCGTTGTGCGTCGCGCTTTCAGCTCTATCGTGCATCCCGGTACCGGCTTACCGGCCCCGTCCTTCAGCACACCAGAAATTTTAACCGTCATACCTTTCCACCAATAAAAAAGCCCGCAGCAGTAATGCCACGGGCTTCAGGACAGTGTAACTTTACGTTTCCTCAGACGCAGCTCACCCATAAGGTGGATGAACATGCTCATTATACCAATATTTACAGAAGATAAAGCTGTATCTGCCGTCAGAAACGGTATCCAATCCCAACAATAAACGCATCCGTTCGCCAGTCACCATGACCGGCCACTTCGTACGCAAGGTCAACCGCCACCGTATCCGCCGGATTAAACTGAAGTCCAGCCCCCCATGCCAGCGTCAGATGACGTGCAGAATGACCATCACTGGCAGTGGTGGTCACCCTGACATCCCCCGGTGTCACTTCATCACGCCGGTAATCCTGAACACTGTCAGACCAGCGGGTGTGCGCCATCCCGGCCATGCCATAAAGGCTGAGCTGCTCACTGACCTGCCAGACCGGCCCCGCCATCAGGCTCACATAACGGCCACGCAGACTTTCATAATGAAATGCCTTATCCCCGGTCATCGTGGTTCTGCTCTTTTTCGCAGAGGCGTAACTCAGCGAGGCTATGCCGCCCAGATGGTCCGTGAATTCATAACGGTATTTCACGTTGATCCCTTTTAAATCACCTGTACGGGCACCGGTACCGGACAATACCGGCACGCCGCCCGGGTGAACCTGAGCATATCCCACGGAAAATGCACCGTGTCCGCCTGCAGCCTGTGCAGGAAAAGTCATTACTGCCGGCAGGGTAGTAAAAAATAAAATGGCTCCGTATAAATACCGCATGATTACCTCTTTGTTTTCAGTCAATAAAAAAGGCACCACTTCGGGTGCCCGTCCGGGTTAATAAACCGTCAGCTGATACTGATACCTGATGCCCCCTTTTTCATCACAAGAACCTGTACATCACTGGCGAACGTATCCGGCGGAATATTTCCCGAATGCCGTGTGGACGTGACCGTGAATGTCAGGGTTACGTGTCCACCTCCCGCACGCATATCCACAATTCGGGCGAAAACCTGAGGTGCATCATTCGCCACGCCGTCATAAATCACTGCACCGTTCATCAGCACCTTCAGATAACACATCGAATATGTTGTTCTGCCGCTGTCGGTACGCCTGCTTCCGCGAAATGTCAGCGGAAGTACCACTATCTGGCGGTCAAACGGGTGATCATCATACACAGTGAACGTGCGCGTTCCGGAAGGCCAGTTCACACTGCCCTCATTCTGACGCGGGAAAGCGCCACTCCCGCCCTTGATAAGATCCCCGATGATGTTTCCCGCTTTCAGTGTGCCATTTATCGTGCAGTTCTCCGCTATCACGACATTATTCAGCGTGCCCGAGTTCGCACTGATATGTCCGCTGATATCCGCATTGCGGGCTGTCAGCCTGCCCTCCGGCGTCAGGGAGAACGTCGGGGGATTGCCGGATGACGTGATACTCACCGCAAACAGTCGCTTCAGGAACACGTCGTTCATGAACAGCTGGTTCCCCTGCGCCACAAACAGCGGCGTGGTGTTGCCGTTCTCCGGGGTAATCATCGCGATACGGTCCGCCTGCAGCAGAATATTGCTCAGCGTCTGGCCATCAGCATCCTCAATCCCCGCACCAATACCGGCAACATACGGAATGCCGTTTTTTGTTTTCTGCACCTTCAGCATGTACAGTGCAGCCAGGTCGTTATTTGTGTCTGTCTGCACCCGCTGTATCTGCTGTATGGTGGCGCTCTGGTCTTCCAGCTTTTTATCCGTGGTCGAGGTGATTTCACTCCCTTTGTCATCCACGTACTGGCGGACCTGCGCTATCTGCCTGGCGTTTTCCTCCGTGCTCTGGCTGACTGTCTGTGTGATTTCACTGCTCACCCGGTCCACCTGCTGACTCACCTGCGCGATGGCCAGCGTCTGGTCCTCATTCTTTTTCGCAACCAGCTGCGTGAGGCTGTTTTCCGCCTCCCCGATTTTTCGGGTCACTTCCGCAACATCCGTCTCCAGCCGCTGGCGGATGTCTTCTTCCAGTTGCGTGACCTCAGTACGCAGGGCTGACGCATCAATACGCTCTTTCAGTGCCTTCCCCAGCAGCGCCTCATCTATCAGCCCACGGAAAATTTCCAGATACCCTTCACCATCATTGCTGGCCTGCCCGCTGGCCTCCACAAACGCAGATTTCCCCACCAGGTTGACGCTGCGCACATAAAACCAGAAATCCTTCCCCGGCTTAATGTGCGGGCCGGAGACGCTCCACTGGCTGCCGGTACCCAGATAACGGGCTGAGGTTTCCACCTGTGCCGTGTCCGTGATGCGTTTTTCTGAGAACCAGAATTCATACTGTACCGTCGGGTCATACACCGCCAGCACCGGTACTGCCGTTATCTGAAAATACCCCGGCGTCAGTTCAATGCTGGCCGGTGCCGCCGGTGCATTAATCCGGAATGTGGTGGTGGCCGGTTCGCCCTGCTGGCCGTAGCTGTTTATCGCCCTGACCGTCAGGGTGTATTCCCCGAGCGGCAGACCACTGAAACGGTGCTCCGTGTCCGCCGTGATGGCGCTGGTCACCAGGCGGCTGTTCTCACCACTGCCACTGGTCAGGCGCAGACTGAAGCGCACGCCCTTCACCACCCGCGGCGTGTCCCATTTCGCCAGCGCCAGATACTGGCCGTCTGAGGCGCTCACCTCCACCGTGAGGTGCTGCACCGCCGGCGGGATGACGCTGTTCAGTGAACCGGAGAGCGGCTCAAAGCGGGCCCCGTTATCCACAATGGCTTCTTTTTCCGGTACGTGCTGCACTGCCGTGATGGCAAAGGTGCCGTCCGTGTTTTCCCGGATGGAAACACAGCGGAACAGGCGACGACGCAGTGACGGCAGGGAGAGTCCCCACACACCGTATGTTGCCACGCCATCAGGCAGGACGCTGACCTGTATCCGGTCCGGGGCGGGGTGTGCAGTGATGTCCACGCGCACCGGCTTACCGCTGCCGTTAATCAGGTTCACCGTCGATGCCCCTGCTTCCGGCAGTGTCACCTCTCGGTCCAGCGTCAGTGTGCGGCTGGCGGCATCGATGGACAGGATGCGTCCGCCGGTCAGGGTCCCGGCATAGTCGTTATCACAGATTTCAATGATGTCACCGGGCGTGTGCCGCAGCCCCTGTGACCCGAGCGTGAAATCCACCGTCTGCGTTTCCAGCAGTTCGGTCTTTATCACCCACAGTCCGGCACGGTGAGCCTGACCGCGGCTGGTACAGCCGAACGCGTCCATCTTCAGCAGGTTGCGCCCGTAGCGCAGGATGGCGTCCGGGTCTTCCACCAGTTCCGTGGAAGTCTGCCAGCCGTTCTGCGGGTCGGTGTAATTCACCTCCACCGCCGTGTGCCGGTCCTTCAGGGCACTGAAGCTGTAGCGGAACCCCACGCCGTTATCATCCACCACCACATCGCTGTTGGTGTACGGCCACACCACATCCGACGGACGGTCCTGAACGAACGTCAGCGTCTGGCCGTTCCATACCGGCATACAGCGCATCGCCGAGCAGAAATCCCCCAGGACATCCCACACCTTACGCTGCTGTGACAGGTACGCATTGAAAGTCATCCGCGGCTCTGTGCCCCCGAAACCATCCGGGACCGTCTGGTCGCAGTACTGCCCGATGGCATACAGCGCCCACTTGTCCACATCCGCGGCCCCCAGGCGTTTTCCCATCCCGTAGCGCGGGTGGGTCAGCATGTCCCACAGGCACCAGGCCGGGTTATTGCTGTATGCCGGTTTCAGACTCCCGTCCCAGATACCGCTGTAGGTGCGTTTTTCCGGGTCATAGTTTGACGGCACCTGAATGATGCGGCCGCGGATATGGTAGTTCACCACCATCTGCTGGCCACCGAACTGCTCCGCATCCACCTGCAGCCCCACAATGGCCGTGTTCGGGTAGCACTGTTTTCACATCGATGATTTCGGTGTATGACGACCACAGCGTTCTGTTCTGCAGCTGGTCCGTGGTACTGTCCGCCGTCACCCTGACCATCCGGATGTTAAAGGGGCGCTCAGGGAGATTATTCAGAATCACCGACGTCAGGTACTGCGAGGTGGTCTTGCCGTTAATGGTGACATCCTTCTCCGTCACCCAGTTACCGTTACGCTCAAGCTGAATCAGCAGGCGGACAGAAGAGGGATTACGGTCACCCTTTGAGGTGGTCTCCACCAGTGACTGCACCCCGAAGGTGACCCGCAGACGGTCAATGTTCGCTGACGTGATGGTGCGCGTCACCGGCTTTGCCTTCGTCACCTCCACGCCCAGTGCGGTTTCCGCCCGGGGGACTCAAAGCCTTCCGGCGGTGTCTGCTCCTGCTCCCCGGCACGCCAGACGGCGGTCACACCGTGTATCACGGGATTACCGTCCGTGTCCGTCAGCGGGGTTTTGTTCACCAGAATACTCTGCAGTCCCTTCACCGGACCTTCCAC